ATCCTCCACCCCTCCCCCCCAAGCTACCAGGCCTACCCCCCCCAACAGCGCCCTGATCGTCGACACCGTCGCCGAGCTGAGCCTCACCTCCCTCGCCAACCGCCTCGCCGGTCTCTCCAACTTCGCCTCCGACTTCTCGGGCGACGTGAAGCGCCCGAAGGACGTGGTCCAGGTCGCCCTCTCCACCGCCGGCAGCACCACGCTGACCAACCCGACCGCGTTCAACGTCATCGGGGACAGCACCCTCGGCGCCACCGCCGTGTCCTTAAACCACCTGTATCAGCCCTTCGGCCTCTCCTACGCTGATGTCCAGAACGGCATCCGCCTCGAGAAGATCCTGAAGATCAACATGGACAAGCTGGCCGACTCCATCTGGGCCGCCGCCACCGCCCCCATCACCGTCGCCAACTTCGGCGCCGCCACCGTGACCGCCGCTGATTCGGCTGTCGTCCCTGGCTCGGCTCAGCTGAAGGCTCTCTGGGCCGGCGTCTCGAAGGCTGGTCGCAAGACCCTCATCGTCAACCCGGGCATCTACAGCCAGCTCATCCCGACCGCCACGACCGGCCTCCCGCTCTCCGCTGGTGCCTACGGCTTCGACGGCGGCATCTTCTACGCTTCGTCCTTCCCGTCGGAAGCCAAACTGGCGGGCTTTGCCTGCTCCAGCGAAGCCATCGCGATGGCCGCTGCGGCCCCGGACCTCGAGGCTGTCGGCTCCGACTTCCTCGTCCGCGAGGTCGTCCCGGTCGAAGGTCTCGGCCTGAACGTCTACTACAACGTGTGGATCGACAAGAGCACCCGCAACGTCATCGGCTCGATGGAACTGATGTTCGGCGCGAACAAGGCGATCACCACGGGCACCATCGCCTCGGTCTACAACCCCTAATCGGGGCTGAGCCTCTGAACAGCCCCCAGCGATGGGGGCTTTTTTGTATCCCCCTTTTCCTCCCATGAGCATCTATTCGACCTTTCTCGCAGACATGAAGGTAATCCTGGCGGACGTAGGCGTCCCTGCCACCGTCGGGGGCAACCTGTTCCTCGTCGGCCTGTCCCGCCCCATGAACACCCCTAAGTTCGACGCGGGGGGCTTCGTTGACCAGAAGATGTGGACGGTGCGTTTCGCCGCCGCTACGGCCCCTTGGACGGCTTCTGATGGCCGGGTAGGGGGTCAGGTAGCCACCATCGTCTCCGGCGTCCCTATCGCCGCCCTAGGCGAAGGAAAGAAGCTGACGGTCAACGGGCAGGTCCTCCGTATCAAGGGTCAGGCTTACAAGCAGGCCAGCGCCGTCATCGAGCTGGAGTGCATCGACGACAACCAGTAATGGCCATAAAGTCCAACGCAGCCATCGACCCGAAGTCCTACGCGGACTTCAAGGCGGCTATGGACGAGTTCGCCAATCAGGTCCAGGGCGACGTCGAGATGATTTCCCGGGAGCAGATGCGCCTGATGTGCCGGGACGCCATGACCTTCACCCCTCCTATGCCCAAGGGCGGGGGCCGTGGCCTGCTGGACGCCGCCCGCCGTGCCGGCGCCAACAAACTCGGCAACGACGTGCGCCGCATCTTCATCGCCCAAGACGACCCGGTGCGTGGTCGCCCGGTGTTCCTCCGCAAGATCGTCAGCGCCGTCAGGACGCAGAACTCGCAGGCTTTCTATGAACTGCACCAGGACGTCACGGAGTCGAAGATCAGGGCCCTGTCCCCGGTCATGCGTAAGATCATGGAGGACACCAACTGGAGGAGAGCCCAGGAGAAGGCCAAGAACTACCTGAACAAAACCGTGGTCCGGGAGAACCTGCGGGCCTCCAAGAACTTTACCAAGGACCTGCGTCCTATCCACAACCAAGCCAAGGGAGCCGTCAACGGACGCTGGCCCAAGGGGCAGAGATACAACGGCCCCCAATACCTGGTGGACACGACCTCCGCCCTCAACGCCTACATCCAAGAACGACAGATGAAGGTGGGCCGCGTCAAGGCCGGCTGGGCCGTGGCCTTGCGACAGATTCCGAAGTCCGTGAACAGAAAGGGCAAGGAGATGAACTCCGGCGCCTACAACGCTCCGTGGGTGGACGCGAACATCCGCTCGGCCCAGGGCGCCTTCAGCCAGTCCGTGACGAAGGCCAGGGTCTCCATGACCGTCCAGAACTTCATCGGCAACATCAACAACGTGGCCAGCGAGGCCAACACCGAGAACATCGTCTACGGAAATCGAGTTCGCCAACTGAACGCCACCGTGCAGGCTCGAATCCGAGACGCCATCGAACGCGCCAACCGCCGCAAAAAATAACCACCTTATGCCCGGAACCAAATCAGCCCGCCACATCGTCGAAGCCGTCCTGGCTTCCTACCTCGACAGCCAGACCGAACTCAACGGCGTCACCTTCTACACCGGGGACTCAGCCGAGACCAACGTCCTGCCAAAGGCCGTGGTCCTCTGCGACTCCGCCCGCCTGCCTAACGACTTCCCTGACGGCCTAGGCAACTACTCCTGCGGGGTCCGCATCACCGTCTTCGACTCCGCCGACGACACGACCCTCGCGGATCACCGCGCCCGCTGCGCCGCCGTAGCCGGAGCCATGCAGGACCTGGCCCTGATTCAGGCCGCCTTCGTTGCCGGGGGCGACGCCCTTTGCTATGACGTCAGTCCTACCGCCGAGGACGAGGGGGTGAATGAGCGATCCTGGGCGTCCGTTTTCTCCTATGACGTGCTGGTGGTCGTGAACCCCCAATAACCCGAACTAGGGAGCAATAGGTATATGGCTGCAATCGTCAAAGGGGTCTCGGCAATCTATGGCTGCGGAAGCACCACCGTCGCGAACGCCGTGGTCCAATCATACACCAATGATGGCGAGTTCACCTCCGAAGCCACCATCGTGGACGAGAACGGCCTGACCGTCACCTGGCGCGGCGACGACAGACGGAGCCAGATCACCGTCGAGCTTATCGCGAAAACGTCAGCGATGCCGCAACTCGGCGCTACTTTCTCCGTCACGGTCAACGCTAATTCGTCCTATACCGAAGGCAACGCTTCCACCACTTTCAACGGCTGGGTCACAAAAATCTCAGATAAGGGAACTAGCCGCGGCTTCTCCGCCGTCTCGGTAACAGCTGTCGGATACGAGGGGATCGCCTAAATGGACAGGCGCTTCCTGAGCGCCTTCACGGACCCTTCTGACCAAGTAAAGATCCTTGGGCGCAGGGTCGCGCCTTTTGCGCTGATTCACCGCGTCCAGCTGGAAGCGGCGGACAGTCCCCTCCTGCGTTCCGACGCGAACATCCGCCCGGTGGACCTGCTGGTGGCGGTGAAGATCTGCGCCGGCGAGCCCATCGGCAAGCCCTCGTTCATGGACTCCTGGTATGTGGGCAAGATGGCGAACAACGCCGAATACTTCGCCGAACAGATCGACCGATTCGCCCGGCTCGTGCTGGTCGAGGCTTGGCCTAAGTTCTGGGAGAAGCGATCCCGCTCGGGTGATTCCAATGGAATCCCGTGGGTATTGTCGGTGGTGGCGAATCTCGTGGCCAACGGGATACCCGAGACCAGGGCCTGGACGATGCCCGAGTCGCAGGCGATCTGGATGAACTCGGCCTTCGCCGTCATCAAGGGCGCCGAGCTGAAAGTCCTGACCACCGAAGAAGAACAACTCCTGGACGAACTCGACAAGCAAGCATGAGCCAGACCATCCAATTCCACATCAACGGGGACACCAACGCCGAGAAGGTCACGGACCGCGTCAAGCAGTCCGTCTCGTCCCTTGAGAAGAACCTGCAGGGCATCGAGTCCAAGTTTAAGTCCTTCGGCAAGGACCTGTTCCTGTCGTTCGCCGCGCCGATGGTCATTCTGAATCAGGCCATCAACATGATCTCGGGCGCCATCGAGAAGTCCCGGCAGGAAGTCCGTGACGCCCTGGCAGACGCGGAGAAGGGCGAGAACAAGTATATGTCCGCAGACGTCAAGGCGTCCGCCAAGGAAATCGCCCGGGCGAGACAAGACGCCCTTGACCGCAAGAACGCCGAGCTAGCCGCCGAGGCTCAGGCCGAGGAACAGATGAAGCGAGACCCTGGCTTTCTCGGATTCGGCGGTGAGGCCGACGCAGCACTCGCCCAATACGAAGCCGAAGGCGCCAAGATGGGCGGCCTTGAGGCTTTCAAGCGTGACGTGAAGGGAGCCCTTTTCTACTTCGGCCTTAGCAGCATGAGCAAGGACAAGGAGATGCAGGACGTGTTCGCCCGCCGCGCAGCCGCCCGCATGGCAGAATCCCCCGAGGCCAAGGCCGAGGCCGCCGCCGCCAAGCAGAAGGAAGCCGCCGAACTTCAGATCGCCAAGCAGAAGGAACTCGACGCCAAGCCGACCACCTTCAAGGGCCCGGAAGGTTTCGGCAACGTCATCGGCGTAGGGGCGAACCCGGTCATGGAAGCCATGACCGCCCAGCTCGAAGAACAGCGCAAGCAGACGGCCTTGCTCGAACGCATGGCGAACGCAGGCTTCTCCCCCGCCGACGGCTGGCTCACCGCCCCGGCCTCCACCGCAGCCCCCTCTCGCGCGGCCCTCCTCCGAGGCAGACGCTAAACACTATGGCTCGTCAAGACTACGGCAACAACCTCGCCACCCCGGTCCTTCAACCTGGAGGCAAACTCAGCAACGACGGCTACGGCCTGCTCACGGCCACCTGCGTCTGGAAGGCCAACTCGGACAACGACCTTTCGGTTGGCAACCGAGGAGGCACCTGTCCCATCAATGCGGACTGCTCGGTCCACAAGTTCGGCGTCACCTACGACAACCTCGGCGTCGCCACGATCACGGTGGACTACATCGGCATCGACCACACCGTGAACGGAGGCGTGTTCACCAACCCGCAGGTCAGCGCGGCAAACGGCCTGACCTCGGAGAACATCACGACCCACCCCAACTTCTTCACGCCGGCCGCGGGATACAGCTCCATCATCGCCGGCACGACCTACGTCCAGGACCCG